GATAATATTCCTTGGCCGTGACCGTAAGATAATGATTGAAGTCACGTTCAAATTCCTCCGCCCTAATATCGTTAGCAATGGAGGATAAACCATCGTTGCGGATTTTAACGGGGCCGCCGGATGGTAAAAGTTCTCCTCGTGCGTTAGCTTGGAACCTTACGATAGCCTCCAACAGCAGCGGATGGCGGACGGTAGATTGTCCCTCTACGGCGGTAGAACCATCGTTAGCATTGGAACGCGGTTGTTCTATCTTTGTTCCTAATAGATCAAGACCCGCAACGTATTGCTGTAACAGTTCCGCGCGGGATTCGTCGTCTTGTTCAATTAGGCGCGTTAATTCGTAAGCTATTGATCCCAAAGCGGAATTATCTAATTCTAACGCCAGATTATCATTAAATTCGGAATCTTCCTTAGCTTTTTTTAAACCGCCCATAGATATTGTGACGGATCCATCCGGTAATTCTATTTTAATAACATTAGAATCCAGATCCAGCTTAGGCGCTTGTTTAACATCGCCGTTTACCGTTACGGACAATTCCTCCATAGGAGGACTCATATTTCCCAAAGTGGGAACCTGCCGTATGTTCATAGGGGCTAATGGCATGTATTACACCGGGTAAAGCGGTTGCGGTCTAGATGGTTTATATAGCATAGTATCCGTACGGTCCGCTACTATTTCTGCGGGTTTTTGTGCAAAACCTATTGTTCTTAAATGTATAAGAGCTTGGGTCATGCTGTCAACCAAATCATCGTGGGCGGCTTTTGGGAAAGATTCTGACTGTGTGATAAGTTTTTCCGCCCATTCGTAGTCAGGGGCGTAGATCATTTTATCCGCAAAGAGGTGTTGGACGGAATATGCTCTAGCTACTTTATCTCCGCGCCCCGGATCCACGAGTTGGATGCCCCAATCCTCTCTGGAAAATTGCGTACGGAGTTCCTGCGCTACCGATATTCCGGCGGCTTTTGATTCAATCAACAATCTATCCACTTTAAATTTGACGCAAAGGGCCGCAACTTCCTTTGTTAATTGCGGAAACTCCAAACGATCTTGCCATGCGTATACCAACATAATGCGCCTATTGTTTTGGCGGTCCGTCCAGACGCCCCAAATCGTCATGGCGCTATAATCGTTCTCCTGACGTGTGGTATAAGCTGTGTCTAAAGAAGCTACGATATAATCAAAGGCGGGGAATACGGTTTTGGGCATACCTTCCGAGCCGGATATGGTTTCGTCCCATAGAACCCACCAATCCCGTTTAAAAATGCCGCCCCCTTTGGGTACGGGCCGTTGTTGGAGTTGTCCGGCGGCGGCGGACGGACCCAACGCAATCTCCAATGCTTTTACTTCCGTTTCGCCAAAACGGTCTTCAATAAGGAGTTCCCCCTCCTCACGGTCGTCCACAAACCATTGCGTAATACATCTGCGGTCCGTTTCCATCCGCATGGGGAGACAGAGATGCGTCCAATCTCCTTTGTCTTTGGATAGAATATGACCAGTCAGGTCAGATTCATGCAAACGCTGCATAATAACAATGTAAGCCCCCGTTTTGGGATCGTTAAGGCGCGTGGACATGGATTGATCCCACCAGTCCAAAGTTCCCTGCCTTACGAGATCCGATTCTACCTCATTAGCATTATGGGGGTCGTCCACTAATATAATGGAGCCGCCCTCACCCGTTAATGCGCCATCTACGGATGTGGCTAGGCGGTAACCGCCTTTATCGTTATCAAATCTTACTTTTGTGTTCTGATCTGATGTAATGCGGAATTTTCTATTCCAATATTTTTTAAAAAACGGAGATTCCAATAATCTGCGGGTCTTGACGCTGTCTCTAATGGAGAGCGTTTGAGCGTAGGACGCATATAAGAATTGCACATGTGGACCAGATAATGGTCCATAATCGGATTGTGCCCATGTCCAAGCGGGAAAACAGACGGATACCATGGAAGATTTAGACGTACGGGGCGGGACATTAATAACCAGCCGCCTAATTTCCCCGCGGGTTACGGCCTGTAAATGCTCCGCTAGAGCATCCAGATGCCAGCCGTATTTATACGGGTTAGGATCTATATATTTCCATGCGCCCTCTACGAAATCCACCATATTCTCTTCGTATTGGAGGCGTTCTAGTTCTAAAAGAGCCGCATCCGGGTGTTTTTCAACGGCTTCCTCCAGACTTTTTGCTTTATAGAGCTGCGTATTATTCGTCCGCATCTACTATTTCCCCTTCTATAGTATCGGCGGGGGACAATGATTTGTTTCTAAGTTTATCCATAAGGAGGCCTCGTTCCTCGTAGGATAGGCCGCTAAAATCAAATATGACTTGGGGTGCGCGGTTATATTCGTCGTCTTGTTTATCCCGCCATCCCATTTGAGTTTTTGTAATATACATACCCGCTTGGATGGAGGCTGGCGTATCTTTCATGGCTTGGGCGTACAGGTTTTCAACGACCAGCGCATCCGCAATTTCCCGCCCCGCTTTAATTTCGTGGCCGTAATTTTCTCTTAACCAAGATTTGCTGACGCCTAACGTATCCGCTATCTGGTCGTATGTGTATTTACGGCGAGCCATGCCTACGATGGCTTTGCGGACTAAATTGTCGTCTGAAATGGTTCTACTACGATGTTTTCGTTCAACTTTTATTTCTTTTGGCGGAATAGGCGGTTTCGTCGGCTTGCGTCCCATGCGCTTTCCGTTCCTTGTACGTTTGCCGTAGGGGCGTTCTGGAATAATATTGTTTTCCATTATCTCAACATATTTATTTTTAGTTAAAAGTCAAATATTAGGGGATTGCTAAGTACCACAAATTATATTAAACCTCAAGTTGGTAAAACAGATGGAGCGCTAAATGGATCAAATCCGTTGGTTGGGGCCATATAAACCTACTGACCGCCATGCGGACGATGTAACTTTGTCCGATTTACTGCGTTTGAGGGCGGAGAATCATAAACTAAAACAGGCGTTTCAAATTGTTTGGAACCGTGGCGGCCTAGATATAGATACAGTGGATTTAGTTTTGGAAGTTTTTGAAACAGGAGTGCCGGATGGTTTGGAATTACAGAATCGTTAAGTCTACGCTGGAGGGCGAGGACACGTATTCCATGCGGGAAGTATATTATAATGAGGAGGGCGGCGTGGAATTTATAACGATGGACCCCGTTACGATCTGCGGGGACGACGTGGAGGATATAAAATCCGTATTGGATATGATGGCGGATGGGTTGAGTAAACCCGTATTGCTCACGCATAGCCTGAATGATTCAAACGAGATGCGGATGCCGAATCAATGGTAAAACAATGTAAAAACTGCATGTGGTTTGATTTTAAAGAAGTATGCCTTAACCCAATCAACGATATGACATACGATTATTTTAACCATAGCACGGGTGAATTGGTTAAGAATATCCGCCGTATGTCTTCCGTTAAACCGGACGACGTATGTTTGGAATGGGTTAAAAAGAAAAAACTTACGTTACAGAATGATATAGGAGAATTTTAATGGCTAATAATCCCGCCTATATGACGGATCAAGAGGCAGCGTCTAAAGTATGTCCCATGGGTGTGGGCGCTAATATGAATAATAGAATATTAATTATTGACGGCCTAGAAGCTGGGCGGCCATGTCTCGGCTCAAAATGCGCGGGGTGGAGATATTTCGGGCATTGGGACGACGATGAAGATGGCATGGTATATGATTTGGAATTAGGATATTGCGGAATGGTTGGGATAGATTAATGTTTCCATCAGAAATCATACGGGAACTCCGAATTAGAGCGCAAGATGCGGAAGACGGAGAAAGAAACCCAATTACGGGTATATCGTCTTGGCCAAAAGAAGAAACGATAGAATGGATGGCGGCCAACCTTTTGGATGAGCGTAAACAGGAAATTGACAAGTACGAAACATTCGTCTACGAAGTCTTCAAGGCTTTGAAAAATAAACTTGGTTTGGATGTAAAGCTGAGAACCAAAGCCAAACTACGTAGAAAATAAGTTTACGGGGCGGCGTGTTTCTGCTGCTTCCACGTCTTGGGTAATACGAAGCAGAGCAGCGTCAGTATTACCACCCGTAAAGCCATCACTCATAAGCAGCATTACAAACACAGGAAACAAATTATGACTTTCACATTAAAACACATTGTTGAATTTCCTAATGGAAATACAAAAGAACATGTCGTTCAAGCGGATGAAATAATTTACAAATCAATTGGTGAAGAACACGAAAGCAAAGGTGTCCTATATTATGGGGCAGATGAAGATCGTGGAATGCTTACAAAAAAATTAGAAGGCGCAGGGCGTGTTTACGTCGTTAACGAGGGCGGAAAAACCGTTGCGGCCTACCATTTAGGTTATCTTGACAACGAAGTACCATAGCCGCCAATAGAGAGTAATAGGTTGGGATTTGCCCCGACCAGCGGATCTCAAGAAAACCGTCAGGGGAAACTCTGGCGGTTTTTTGTGTTGGGGGGGTCCCAAAAGGGGGCGGGGTGTAAGTTTTAAGAATGAGAAGTAGTTGAAGTTGGGGAAGATTTTGGGGAGGGAGGGGTACTGATCCGTATAGGGGGTCGTGTATAAGGGGGGGTCGGGGGGGGCCGGATTGGGAGAACAAAACGTGAACAGATTCCATGGCTGGAACAGAACGTGAACGACATTACCATGCGTCACATGTGTAATGTTATAACGTAACACCTAACGTTTAGAGGGCAGGGCAGCGGAAGCAGGGCGGCTGGGCAACAGAGGCCATGGCGGGAAGCGGCGATATCCTACCCTGAAAAATTGAGGGCGGCATTTTTTAGGGCTCGGAATACACGGGCGGAAAATGGTATTCACCTAGTATTAAAAAAGGCTAGGTAGCGCTTTTTTCGTCACCTATACATGAGGCGGCCTCACGGGCTCAAAACTATATTGCCCTTACTTTGCGTAATGTTTATTTCTGTCAATCACGACGGAAAACGTACCCGTCATCTTAAAAAACATAATGATTTCAAGGGCCGTTAGCTAGTTAGCTTTTTAGAGCCCCACAGACGGGCGCAAGAGCTCCGCAGTCCCTTCCTACATGCCACCCTATCCGAGCCCACTCACGGGCCGTCTAAAGCGTTTTAAGCCCCTATTCAAGAGCCCCTACCATCCGAGCCCTTTACTTACCTTTTACTTGTAAGGGCCCTCTAAGCCCCTAGGCCGCCCTTCTAGGCCCCTTCCCTCTCGTATCCGCCCTTAGTCCGCCCCTATAGAGCTCGCCCGCCCTAGCGTCCCGTTTCCGTTGAATGACGTTTGTATCTTTAAGACATGTTTGTATCTAGAAGATACAGTTGTCACTTCTCATGGCATGAAAAAGGGCGGGTATTTAACCCGCCCTCATATTCCTTACTGGGCCGCCCCCTTAGCAGTCAAAAGAAATCGTGAAATTGGAATTAAGGAAGTCTCGGACTAGCCCCTCTATATCATCCGCCGCCGCCTTATCCTCTAGGCCGCCCTCTAAATCGTCTAGCCGCCCCTCTATCCGATCAAGTCTCTCGGTTATATCTTTAAGGCTGAGGCCCTCTTTATCCGCCTGAACCCATAGGCCGCCCGCTTGTTTTTGGGCCACCTCTAAGGCGTTCAGTCTATTCAGCACCTCGTTATACCCGCCCGCTACCATAAATCGGGCCGTTGGTGGATTATTGATGGCCGTGCTAC